GGTAGAGCGTCTAGGTGCAGTGGAGACATATCTATCTGCGTTTGTAGAGGGTATTAAAAAAAGACTGATAGGTAATATGTTATATGCTGACTTCAATCAGTGCCGTACCGCTACCGGTCGCCTCTCCAGCAGCAGCCCCAACATGCAGAACATGCCGCGCGGCAACACGTTTCCTGTTAAACGAGCTTTCGTATCGCACTTCGATGGTGGGGTGTTACTGGAGTTTGACTTCGCGCAGTTAGAGTTTCGGTGCGCTGCGTTTCTCGCTGATGATGACAAAGCACGCCACGAGATCGTCACCGGCTTCGATGTGCATAGCTACACGGCTAAGTATCTTTCGGATCAAGGGCAGCCGACCAGCAGGCAGGAGGCGAAAGGTCGCACCTTCGCCCCGCTCTACGGTTCTGTCTCGGGCACCGACGCCGAACGTGCCTATAATAAACACTTCACGGACAAGTATCAGGGCATCAAACGATGGCACCAGCATCTACAAGACTGTGCGATACGCGATGGCCTCATCCGGCTGCCCTCGGGCCGGGAGTTCAACTTCGAGGGCACAACCCGTACAAGGACCGGAGGAGCAACCGGTTCGACCAAAATAAAAAACTACCCTGTTCAATCTTTCGCTACAGCGGACCTTGTTCCACTGTGCGTTGTACACCTGCGTAAAAATATGATTCATCGTGGTTTCGCCAGCAAGATCGTCAACACCGTACACGACAGCGTGCTGATCGATTGTCCCGCCGATGAAGTTACGCAAGTATCTGAAATGCTGGACGAAGTTCTGTCGACAGACAGCATCAACAAATTGATATCAGACTTTTACGATATTGAGATGACGGTGCCACTGGAGATCGAACACAAAAAAGGTAACAACTGGCTCGAAATGAGTTGACAACTTATGCGAGATTCGTATAACTATATCTTCACACTAAATCTGGGGGTTTTCTAAATGGAAAACACAGCACTTGCTCCGGTCGTACCGGGAGATGAACAGGCATATTTGGCGATGATCAGCGAGCAGTTCCGCTCGAACACAACGTCAGATAAAGATTTGCTACCGCGCGTTCGCATTGAACGAGAGAACCTAGAGAATGATAACGGCGATATCCTTATGCCGGCCGGTTGTTTCTCTATTGACGACCCTGCGAGCGGGGGCCGCATCTACGCAAAAGATATTGGCTTCCGTTACTTCATGCACTACTATCGCTACAAACGCTACGATGCACACGCGCAGCGTTTAACTCGCGACGGCGACACGGCTATTGGCGCGTACATCCATTCCGTGCTGGTAAAAGGTGTCGGCGACGAAGCGCCATCTGACGACGGCGGATTTCAATGTGGTCGACCCCTGGGCTACATCCGCGACTGGAAGAGCTTGCCAGAGACCGACCAAGAGTTCTTCAAGTCCTGTCGTCAGATGGCGATTTTTTTTGGTGAGTTCACTTTCGATGGTATCGATGCAGATGGTCACCCGGTAATTCAGACGATGCCGGGACAGATGGAACTGTCTAACAAGACGTCAGGCCGCACGCTCGACTCTTTCTACGCAGACCTGAACGAACGCAAACGCATCAATCCGAACTCTCTAACGGTCAATCTGAAGTCCAAACGCGTGAAGGGGGGCGTTACGTTCTACGACCTTTCGCCGTCGATGGATGACACGGCTCGGCACAGTTTCGATGACGCGTCTGTTGAGTTGGTCGGCAGGTTCTTGTCTTACGTGCAGACGACCAATCAATTCGTCATGGAAAGGCACCGCTCGAAGATCGATGCTCGTGACGAAGAGGATAAGGCTGGCTTCATCGACGTCGACAGTGATGACTGATGGACGTCAAGCTGGCCCGTGTGATCGGGTGGCTTCAGCGAAACCTGGCAGGCGAAGTCGATATGCAAGAGTCGACTATCGCCGCCATCGCTGAAGACGTTAAGCAGGCGCTCCGTAAACAGTTTATCGGCAACGGAGAGCGGTCTCGAACCTTCAACGTCCGTCCATCGAATGCTGGCAAGCCACGCTGTCAGTTGCAGATGGAGAAGGCTGGGGCTGATGCGGTCCCGCCGGACTACAATTTTTTGATGCGAATGACACTCGGCGACTTGGTCGAGGCAGTGCTGAAGGGCATCATCCAAGAGGCCGGTGTGCCAGGATACCAAGGCACTGAACGCGTGACTGCGAAGATCGGCGCGAACGAGGTGTCGGGCGAACTAGACATGACGTTCGACGGGCGGCCAGATGACGTGAAGTCGACGTCAGACTGGGCGTTCCGCAACAAGTTTGTAAGTTGGTCGACACTGAAGCACGCCGATAGTTTCGGCTACGTTAGCCAGCTACACATCTACGCCAAAGGCAAAGACGAAATGCCGGGCGGCATCTGGGCAGTCAACATCTCGACTGGTCAGATTAATCGGATCGAATGCGACGACAGCGCAGAGGAGCATGACCGTGTTCTCTGCGAAGTTGCAGAGACGATAAAAGTCTTAGGCGATCCTGCGGCACCTTTCCAGCGGTGCTTCGACGACGAGCCTGAGACCTTCAACAAGGCAGAGACTGGCAACCGCCGCCTCGGTAATGAGTGCAGTTGGTGTCGGTTTCGTTTTGCGTGCTGGCCTGGTCTACAGGAAAGAGAGTCGGTCTGGTCGAAGGCGAAGAACAAACCGATGGTCGCTTACACGCAGCTTAATAATCAACCAGAAGAGGACAGTCCTTATGGGAAAGTATTATGAAGATGCTCAAGATATAGAAGAGCGCGCGCAGCAGATCAGAAGCTATGAAGATCACGTAATCGAGGAGATGCTGCATGACGCACTCGCGGATGTCAAAGAGCTATCGAAAGAACGAAGCCGTCGTATTCAAATAAAGTTTGCCGAAATGGGCAAAAATACAATCGACATGTTTACAGAGTATCAAGAGTCTTTGAAAAAACTAGATCCGATGAATTTGCGTAGCAGTGGCAAAATTTGATTATCGCCTAGCGAAAGGCTTCCGCAGCGGGCTGGAGGGCCGGATAGCTCTAGAGTTAGAGAGCGCGGGCATCACAGATTGTTACGAAGTGTTACGCATTCCGTTCGAGCAGCCGGCAAAGGCGCGAAACTATACGCCTGACTTCGTGCTGCCGAACGGGATCATCGTAGAATCGAAGGGCATCTTCTCTGTTGCTGACCGACAAAAACACGTCTGGATCAAAGAGCAGCATCCAGACTTAGACATACGTTTCGTATTTTACAACAGCCGCAACAAGATCCGCAAAGGATCGAGAACCACCTACGGTATGTGGTGTGACGCAAACGGCTTTCTGTTCGCCGATCATTCCATTCCAGATGCCTGGATAGAGGAGAAGAGCAGTGGGAAGAAAAATAAAAAATTTTATAAATCTACAACCTAATCAACTTGCAGTGATCATCGACGTCGAGCTTTTGGCTGATCAAGAAGATGTGAACTTCACCGTGATGCCCGTCGAGGCAGATGACCTCGATGCACCGGAACACGTTCAGTATTTTTTGCGCGATCTCATGCGCGCCATGTGTGCAGTCGCTGCTTTACCCGATGGCGACTTAGAAGATCTCGTCAAGAAATACTACACGACCTTCATCGACTACGGCGATGACGACAATATCATCCCTTTCCCCACTAAACATTGAGGACGACATGAAGAAGTCAGAGTTGATCTTAGAGGAAGCTAGTTCACTAATCAGCAAGGACCGGCACGACGATCACGGGCCAGCCGATAAATCGTTCGAGCGGATCGCAAAATTCTGGTCGCTCATCCTTGACCGACCGGTTCAGCCTCATCAGGTGGCGCAGTGCATGATCGCCGTCAAACTTTCGCGGATCAATCACACCAGTGTGAACGACGACAACTGGATCGATATCGCAGGCTACGCGGCACTCGGCGGGGAGATCGCCCAGCACTTTGAGGTTGTCTCCACGGCGGTGGGTATCGACGATCTACTGACGCAGGCGTATGCACCGAACGAATATTTCGACGACCAATTCGACCTATTCAAAGATTATCAACTAGACGAAAACATTTTTGTTTCAAGTAGCAGCGACATCTTCGACTTTGATTCGCTGCCAGATATCGACTGTAAGTCCGACAGCCCCAAAGTGGACGACAGTCTATTTTTCTGGGGCGGACCGGTAAATGCCAAGGATTAACTTTAAGATCGGCCTCACGGTCGACCCGGAGTTCTACGTCACTCCAGTAGACGACGATGTAGAGGAAGAACTGATCGATATGATCCAAGACCTGCTGTACGAGGTCGACGGCGTAATGGATATCTCCGTGACGCGAATAAAAGGACGAGGTAAAGGGAGCGGCTAATGGCCTGGAAGAGCAATCAAAATCCGATGTTTCGGTCGCAGTTCAGCGAAAGCATTTTCAAATTGAAGTATGCCCACACGGGTGCCGAGACGATGGAGGCCATGGCCACCACAGTGATCGATGACGTGTGCGGCAATCTTCGCACTGGCGAGTACAAGATGATGCCTGACGACGAACTAGATCGTCTGAAGGGTTACATTCGTGATCTGAAGTTCGTGCCTGGCGGCCGCTACCTGTATTACGCAGGGCGCAAGAATCGTTTCTATAATAACTGCTTTTTGTTGAAGGCCGAAGAGGATAGCCGCGAGGACTGGGCCGCTCTGTCGTGGCGCGCGGAGTCTTGCCTGATGACCGGCGGCGGCATCGGTGTCGATTACAGTGTGTATCGGCCGTCTGGCGCAGCACTCGGTGGCACGGGTGGCCAGGCCAGCGGCCCCATCCCAAAAATGAAGATGATCAACTCTATCGGCGCGAACGTGATGCAGGGTGGCGCACGACGGTCGGCCATCTACGCCAGCCTGAATTGGCAACACGGCGACATCCAGGCATTCCTGACGGCGAAGGACTGGGACACGATGCCAGTGGGCAACACCGGCCAGACTTTGAAAGACGTCAAAGAGGCTGACTTCAACTTCCCAGCGCCGCTCGACATGACCAACATCTCGGTCAACTACGATACAGACTGGCTGATGAACTACTGGCAGACCGGCGATGTCGGTGACGTCTTCCGGCAGAATGCGAGGCAAGCCTTGCGGACGGCAGAGCCAGGCTTTTCTTTCAACTTCTTCGACAAAGAGAACGAGACGCTACGCAACGCCTGCACTGAGGTGAGCAGCCAGCTAGACTCGGATTGTTGCAACCTTGCCTCTATCAACATGGGCCGCGTTCAATCGTTAGAAGAGTTTTCTGACATAGTCGAGCTAGGCACGAAGTTCTTGATCTGTGGCACTCTCCGCGCTGATCTCCCCTACCAGAAAGTCTACGACGTCCGCGAGGCTACCCGCCGTCTCGGCCTTGGTCTGATGGGGATGCACGAGTGGCTGATTAAGAAAGGGTACAAGTACGAATGCACGCCTGAGCTACACCAGTGGCTGTCCGTATATAAAGGTGTCTCAGACAAGACGGCCGATGCTTTTGCCGACAGCCTGTCGATCTCGCGCCCTGTTGCAAAGCGCGCCATCGCCCCGACCGGCTCTATCGGTATCTTGGCGGGCACGACGACGGGGGTCGAGCCACTGTTTGCCGTGGCGTACAAGCGCCGATATCTCACCGGTGGTCAGCGTTGGAAGTATCAGTACGTCGTCGACTCGGCCGCGCAAGAGTTGATTGATCACTACGGCGTCGATCCAGACAGCATCGAAAGCGCGCTGGACTTAGCAGAGGACTACGAACAGCGCATTCGATTTCAGGCGGACGTAAATGATTATGTTGATATGTCTATTTCAAGCACAATTAATCTGCCTGCTTGGGGCAGTAAACTCAATAATGAAGACACAGTCGATGACTTTGCTAACACGCTTGCAAGCTACGCCCACAGACTACGTGGCTTCACTTGCTATCCCGACGGCTCACGCGGTGGTCAGCCACTTACCGTAGTGCCTTATTCTGAGGCCGTCGATAAATTAGGTACTGAGTTCGATGAACATATTGAAACCCACGACATTTGTGAAATTAGTGGGCAGGGCGGCTCTTGCGGTGTCTGACCGTCGGCGGCCCCGCCCGAAGAAAAAGCGATGGATCAGGGATGCTTGGTCCGCCCCGATGCCTCACGTATTCCAGCAAGGCACAGACGGGTTTTGGAAGAATAATCCTTGCCCTTTCGAGCGAAACACTATGGAATACAGAGAGTGGCACCGAGGCTTCAACCACGCCTACTTTGTCAACATGAACAGTGCGAGGTAAATATGAAGGTCAATCTGAACATTGATCCTGATCTTCGTCTAGGAGATCCCGGTAAAATTATTGTGGCTTTGTTCCACGATGTCAGCGGGCACGTCTTGGCGGAGAAAGAGTTCGATTTGAAAGATCTCATCGCTGACTACATGAGTGCCAAAGCAATTGCGTTGCCTGGAGATACCTCAGAGTTCTATATACCAGCGACTGCCCGAGCAGAAGCGGCAAGTATGGTGGCGGGGTTTTCAGATGCTGCGCGTCTAGCCAATGAGATGTACGACGATCTCGCCCAACACAATATCCAGAACATCGCATCTGCTCGTGCGCTATGAAAGTCATGCTCATGGGTCCGCGTTGGCGGAACGAGGCACTTGCTCTGTGGCTTACAGCGCGAGGCCATCGGGTCTTGATGGATGACGGTCGCAAGGACGATCAGTATTTCTTCAAGATAAACCCTGACTATATTATTTCGAACGGATACGGGCCAATCTTTACCCCTCCGGTGGTGAAAGGTTTCTGGGGCAGGATCATCAACATACACCCGGCGGCGTTACCGTGGGGGCGCGGCATCTACCCGAACGTATGGGCGCTGTTTGAAGGCCACCCTATTGGCGTCACAATACATCTGATCGACGAGGGCATCGACACGGGCAAGCTGCTCGATGTCGAGTTCATGCCGAGATACGAGCGTGAATGGCGCATCTCTAATCTGAATGAAACACTACAGACGTTCTACTCACATTTGCTGCGCCGCGCTGAAGCGTTGTTTAAACGAACGTGGGAGCGTATCGAGGCAGGTGACTGCCAGCCTTTCGACCAAGAACCGATAGGCTACGACTCGTACAAAAACAGAGCGCAGTCTGAAGAACTGATGCGGCGCTTCGCAGATCGGTGGGACACATCCATCGCCTTGGTCAAACTTGCAGGGGAGCATCTACGTGACCAGTGATTTTCCGCCACGCAAGGCGTTTGGCGACGACGAGCGAGATGCAATCGATGAGGTGTCGACGTACTATCGGTATAGCGATGCGGACCCCGGCTACAACGGCATCTTCCAAGATCGGTTCGAGGAAGATCTGGCTAAATTTTATGGCAAGGGCGAAGCTGCGGCTGTCAACAGTGGTACGAACGCCCTGTACATCGCTCTGTGCGCCTTGAACCTAAAGCAAGACCGAGAGGTAATCGTCTCTCCGGTGACGGACAGCGGCACGGTCCACGCAATCTTAGCAGCGAATCTTGTGCCGGTCGTCGCCGATGCCGCGCCAGGCAGCTACAACACCGGCCTCGAACAGGTGCGAGACTGCACAACCGACAAGACGGCGGCCGTCATGCTCGTCCATACGGCGGGCGAGCCAGTGCCAGAGACTGCTGAGATTGCAGAGATGTGCCTTCATGCGGCTATCCCTCTCGTCGAAGATGTCAGCCAAGCCATGGGCGCGCATATCGACGGGCAGTTTGTCGGATCTTTCGGCACACTGGCGGCCGGGTCTATGATGTACAGAAAAAATCTACAGTGCGGCGGCAGTGGCGGCTTTGTTTACGGCGTAGGACCTGACCTAATGAAGCAGGTCATGGCACACCGAGACCGAGGTAAGCAACCCTGGCGCGATGATGTCAATCAGAATGATCCCGGTACGGCCCTATTCCCAGCCCTAAATCATAACTTCAACGAGTGGGAAAGCGCCATCGCCTCGGCGTCACTGAAACGCTTAAAGAAAACGAACCTTGACCGTCTGATGTTTCTGTACTCTCTGCACGAAAGGATGCAGGACGCAAAATGTGAAAGCCTGCTGTACGGGTTTCATACAGGCTACGCGCCATTCTATATCCCAGTCTGGTCGCCCTTCAAAGATAAGGTAGGTTTTGCGACGGCTCTCAAAATAAAAGGCATCCCGCTGCTCGAACACTACGGATGTCTGGTGGCTGACTGGTTACATGTCGAGAAGTACGTCAACTGGCAGCCTAACCACGCGTACAGCGAAGGCGCAGTGCCGTGGGCGTCTCGTAGTCCGAACGCACGACATACACGCGACAGCACGTTCAATTTATTTTTGAACGAAAACTACGACATCTGGCACGTCCGCCGGATTGTACAGGCGATTAAAGAAACCGAAACTGAAATGGAGGCGCGTGGTGCTGCACGCCGAAAATAAAACTCTTTATGCTATCGTCGACTTGGCTATTCATCCTTGCACGTTCGACTTCATGCATACCGCCGTCAATGCGGACATGGCGCGCAGGGCGAACAACCTCGAAGAATTACACTTCGTCTTTCTGCTGGGGCCGAACGAGAGCTTTCGACAGCAGACGCCGAAGGACATGGCGCTGTCCCAGTCCGAGAAACTATGGCGCGTCAGGCAGGTCTTGACGCCCATCGCATGGATGATGCCTGCGTGTAAAGGTGTGTCGACATACATGAATCGTGCAGAGGCAGCCAAAGAGATTGCGATGCTGCCGCCAGCGATCATGTTCCCGAATACCTACCACATCAATCAGCCCATTGGCGCTTTCATGCTCCAACAGGTCATCGAGATTTACAATCAGGTGAAAGAGAAAGGTATCACGCCTGTAGTGATGCAGGCGCAAGAGGGTGCGCTGCATTACGTCGACAGGTGGATTGAGGCGAACGATATTGAGCCGTCGAAGCTAGTGACCTTGACTGTAAGACAAAGCCGGGTGGAGCCTGCGCGTAATAGCAACATCCAGAGTTTTACGCGGTTCGCCAAAAAACTGAAGCAGCAGGGATATTATCCTGTCATGTTGCACGACACGGATGTTGCGTCTGTCGCGCCGCCAGAGTACTATAAGGATGACCAGGCTGTCCCGTATCTTCCCGGCCCGGTTAACTTAGAGTTGAGAGCAGCACTGTACCAACGGGCATTCGCCTCAGTGTCCCACAATGGTGCAGCCGCTGCTCTCAATTTTTTTATGTCTGATACACGCTATGCCTGCTTTGTTCCCGTAGATGCGCTGCCGGAGGTAATTAAAGACGAAGGTATGGACGGACAGAAGCGGCTGCTGGGCGTCGGCCCTGGCGAACAGTACGAGTTCTCGAACCCTCATCAAAAGTACGTGTGGGAGAAATGCACGGCTACGAATTTAGAGAAGGCGTTCGAGGAGTTGGTAGATGATTGATAAAAGTGTTGAAAGAGACAGAAAACGGCAGGCAGCTCGGAAGGCAGCTCGGAAATACTATTGGGCCAACCCAGAAAAATGCAGGGAAAGGACAAGAAAAACTCGCTTAAAAAACAAACAGAGACCATGGGTTGCGATGGCAATGAGAGCCAGACACAGAGCAAAACAAAAAAAATTAGATTGCAATATAACTGCCGAGTATCTTCAGTCTATTTGGCCTAGCAATAATCTGTGTCCGGTTTTGCATATTCCTTTAAAAAACACCTCAAAAGGAAAACCCTCGGAAGGATCTCCCTCATTAGACAGAATTATTCCTGAAAAAGGATACGTCAAAGGGAATGTAATTATCGTTTCTCATAAAGCAAACACAATTAAATCAGACGCCAGCCCAAAAGAAATCTGGCGCGTCTTCAAACATTACAATAATCTACTAGACGAAATACCACTTATCCAATTCAAAGGCAGAAGGGAAGTCGCCGCACATGCAGAAGAAGGAGCAAGAATATGACTACGACTGGGAAGATCGTTGGATTGATACTTATCTTATTGGGCGCGGTATTTATCGTGTCAACACACGCTCACGGCAAGGTGCCGGGCATGTGTGTACCGACGCACAACTTGAACAAAGAGATGGCCAAACGATATTCGGAGAAGCCGCTGTTTCGCGGGATATCGACTGATGGCTACTATGTAATGATTTACTTTGATCCAATAAATAAAAGTTGGACTGCGTTTGGCGTTCACCCTGCCCAGCCACATAAAGCGTGCCCGTTGTCGGCGGGTGGCGAGGG